GAAATTGAAGCTGGGTGTTTTACTTCTAAATATTCTACAACAGCAGCCATTGTATTTCCAGTATCGTAAATATCATCTACAATATAAACATGTTTACCTTTTATAGCTGTTTCTAAGTCTTTAGTGATTTGTATATCGCCTTGTTTGCGCTTTGTATACGATTTAACGCGCATAAAATCACATTCCACCGCAATCGGTATAGCACGAACTAAATCGCTGTAAAACGCAAAACAACCGTTAAGTAAACCTACCATTATAACGGGGGTTTTATCTCCTTTATGGTCATCCGCAATTCGTTTACCAATTATTTTGGTTTGAATTTCAATATCTTTAGCTGTAATTAATTCTTTCATATAATTTTTATTTTATACTTCCCTTTGATCCTCAAATGCAATAATATGTGGGCGCCAAGTCATTCTATAACCATTATCTCTAACCCAATCAAATAGTACAGGGTATGATTTAAATAATGATTCTCTAGAATCTCCAGCAGGCATAAACCATACTTTATCCTCAGGAACATCTAATAATTTAATACAATTTAAAATTTCTTCTAAAGTACCTTCATCTTTACCATCCCATACAGGTTTTAAATGGTAATCAGAGTGGTATGCTATTGACTTTGATATAGCATCATAATTAAGTCTAAGCCTATTGTGGGTTTTTACCATTCTTTCGTCCGTGATTCCACCTTGAGGGGTTTCAACCCCGACAACAGGGACTGAATTCGAGAATTTAGGAGAAATTGAGAGCAAATTAATAGGATAGTCAGTTTCAAGAAAATGAGATCCCTCTGTCTCGATAGTAATAAAAATACCTTTTTCATTTGCAAAATGTGTTAATTCATTTACTAAGGCCCCATGCATTGTTGGTGAACCTCCAGTTAACATCATCTCTTTAATATGGGGGTTATCCTCATAAGCTTTAATAATGTCATTAAAATTATATTGTCCCTTTTCGGGGTGGATTGATGTATAAAAAGAATCACACCATCCACCTTCACGGAAAAAACAACGATGTGTGCATCCTGTGGTTCTGATTACTACTGTTGGGTACCCTGCTCTGGATCCCTCTGATTGGACTGCTGTATAAACCTCAACAATTGGAAGAACTTTATCGTAATCTTCAACACGCTTTAATTTTTTATGTTCCATAATTTTTTAATGTGGTTGTTTCACCTTTGTTAATAAATTTTTAATTTGCACGTCACTAGTATTAAATATTTTCCCTAGTTGTGTGTAATTCTTACCCTGTAAATATAATAACTCTATTTCACTAAGCCTAGCATATAGGTCTTTTCTTCGAATTTCTCCCTTTCTACATTTCTGTGATTCGGATTTTGTTCTAAGTGTTATGTTTCCCTCTTTTAATATTCTTTTAATAACATCGGGATGACATTCATATTTTTTACCCAAATTGTGTGGGCCAGTACCTTTATTATATTCTTCTATAATTTGATATTTTTTATCTTCTATGTCTTGTCGTAATCTTCTATTCTTTTTATTGCCATAACTATTTTTTATTTAATCTTCTAAATAATACGCAGCATTTTTACCATGCTCCATAAACTTTACCTTAGTAACTCTAACTCGCCCTTCTGTTTCTTCTAATACGAAAGGATTAACCTTATTAAATATAAATTCAGCAAATTTCTCTGCTCCTGTAGCTGGTATAACTCTAACTTGGGCAACTCCAGCATTATCCATTTCTTTAAATGCTTTCAAACATGGATCATCTTCGGCAACAATCATAGTGTGATCAAACATATAGTTGAAATATTCTTTAGGTTGCATACCATCAATTAGAGTTTTAGCACGTTTCATACCTCCAAAATCCCAAACCCAATTACGATCATCTAATTCACCTTCAAAGTAGACTTTAAATGAAATACCATAACCGTGTACAAATCTACAGTGAGTTGTCTCTGCTCTCCATTGACGGAATACTGTTGAAAACCCGTCAAATACTTTACTTGATTGAAATTTACCCATTATAAAAATTTATTACTTCTTGTTGTGTTTTTACTCCTACAAATTTATCTATCATATTTCCATTTCCATCTACTTTAACTACAGTTGGGATACTTCTTACACCATACTGCATTACTGCTGATTGGTCTTTATCTGCATCTAACTTTTGGACTGGGATGCCGGAATCTGCTACTTTAGCCATTACAGGACTAAACATTTTACAAGGACTACACCATGTACTTGATATGTAAACTAATTTATTCATAATTTTATTATTTATTTTATACTAATTCTTCTACTATTCCTACTACTTCACTCAATATAAGGACTCCTGTTGCAATAACCAAATCAAAAGGGATAACAGCATAGCCTAATATACGAATACCAGATTTGATAAATGAAATAATTTTATGCCATTTTTGATTCGGCATATCTTTAAAATATTCATACCTCGAGTTCATTAAATCTTTACTCATTCTTAACTTTCCGCTGTTATTGTATTCGCCTAACTGTAGGCTATTTTTATACATCTCTCTGTATGCGTCTTCTCTATCACCCATTGGATTTTTCTTACCCGTTAGTTGTTCATAATAAGGATTCAATTCACCTGTTTGTAGATCGTGGGTTGGTATTTGTTTTTTCTTACTAAAATAAGTACCTCTCATTGCTTCTGTATGTCTATCACTCATATTATTTAACTAATTGTTCTTTTACGTACTCTGAAAGTACTTGTTCTACATAAATTTTAGCTGTTTCATAACTAACAGGACCTGTTTCATCTGCATATTGAGAAGGATCTGGTCTACCTAAAGCAATAAATGCTTCAATACGTTCTACGGATGATGCTGATTTGTAATCTGCATACCAATTATCTCCTTCACCTGAGTGGATATTAATTGGTTTGTAAGAAGTCATAGTTCTTTTATAAACTTCATCAAAATCAATACCTAATTTTTCACATAATATTTCTCCATCTTGTAAAATAGTAAATTTATCACCTTCAAGATAAGGTGTCCAATAACTTACCATATCAGCTCCCCAATTACCTTCTCTAAAAGCAGCATCATCTGCATCCCTAAATTCTTGTCTACAATCAGGATAAATTGCATGGTCACCTGCATGAATTCCTAAAGCAATATCTGTTCTTTCTTCTGTTTTATTTGCTACAGATAAAGCAACTGCTTGAGTAATAGAAGCAAAGATTTTATTTCTGTTAGGTACAACTGTTGCTTTCATATTATCTTGCTCGTAATGTCCTTCAGGTACCTCATCACCACCTTCAACTAAAGCTGAATCTAATAGATCAACTAAACCATCAAGTTTAATTTGTTTATAATTTATTTTACATCCTTTATAACAATCATTTTCACTACAATTATCATTCAAATAATCTACTAATGATTGAGCTCTTTTTAATTCGGCTCTATGTTTTTGACCATAGTCAAATGATAAAGCTGTTACTGTTTCATACTCATTTAGTGCCTTAAGCAACAACGTGCTTGAGTCCATCCCCCCACTTAGGCTAACTACTACGTGTTTTCCTTTGTTAAAATCTAATTCTAATTGCATTGTACTTTTATTTTTTTATTTGCCAGGTATGTTTAAGGATATAGGCTAATCCTTTTATCTTACTAAACTATAAACTTCATCAGGACGTTTTACAGATATAATATCGTTACCAATTTTACACTTTCCACCCTGTTGTAGGATTTTTCTTACTGTGATTTCTTCATTTTCACTCCAAGACTCACTTAAAGTAATAAGTTCTTCTTTAGTAGTAGATTCTCCGTTTAGTTGGATATTTTCTAACCCTCTTATAGTTTGTTTTTTTAATGTCATGTTATATTTCTTCTAGTACTTTATCTAATTTTGTTTGGAGTCTATCAAAAGCAGGTTCAATTACATCATCCCAGAAGTATTCTTGATCTTCATCACCATCAATATCTTGTTCTTCTGAGATTATTTCTCCATAGTATACTTCAAATACCCCTATTGGTTGATGTCCTTCATCCCAATATTTACCTGATACTTTAATTTCGTCATCAATTTCAGCCATTTGTCTATAAATTTCTAAAATCATATCTGATGGCGGGTACCAAGCTGTATCTAAATAAATCTCACATCTATTATCACTTGAGTGGTAGATACCTTCATCCCAAATTTGAACCCATTTTGAACCAACTTTATCAATAAATAATTCTGCATCTGCTCCAAATTCATCAACAATGTGAGGATTTTCTTCTTGATTTGGATAAGGACCATCGTGGCACTTTTCAAATCGTTCTACAAAGTTGTCAATCGCTTCTTTAGATCCTTCTATATAGATCTCTGTTCTGTTACTATTCGCCATCTTCGTCTTCTATTAGTTCTGGGTATTCTGAATCTTCAAGACATTTATCACGAGCTAATTCAAACTCAACTTCGTCTAAAACTTCTTCTTGTAAATCCTCATCTTCTGATTTCCACTTTGCTAACTGCTCTGGTGTTAGCTCTTCGGTTTCTTCCCATCTATAATCAGTATAGGTAACCATTTTTCTTAGTATTGCCATTTTATAAATCGTTTATTTCTTTAAATTTAATTAAATTATGTGTTAATAGTTCAAAATTAATATCACTATCATTCATATAAAAATAGTTATTCATGTTTGCTTCCGGTTTTTTGTCTAATCCTGCATTTGAATAACGAATATTTTCTAACGAAGCCATTACTGGGTTTGATGTATCTATTGATTCAATACATTTAATTCCGCGATACCAACCAAATTCTTGTGGTACTGAGCAACCTAATAAATGTATTCTATCATTTTCATTTAAAGCCCCTTGATTATATAATGTTGAAATAACAAATATACGACCTAATGCTTTACCTAAATCTTTATTTGGGTGAGGACAGATATCATTATAATATGAAGCACCATAAGAGTATGCTATTTTATTATAGCCTAGTCTTTTGTAAATTTTAGTACATTCAAAAGCTTCATGGAGGGTTCTTGCTTGAACTACTGCTACCTTTTCAACTCCTTTAGGAAATTCATAATCGGACCAAATTTCAGCATTACAAACTGATTCTACCATGTCTTCCCAAACATCCGGAACAATAAATTCATTTGGCTGTATTTCATTAATCCAATGTAATAAACGCTCATGGTTATAAGCCTCACCTAACTCATGTAATGAATTATCCATTATAATATATCGCCCTTCTGATTTTGCTTTTAAAAAGTAATCTAAATAAGCAGGTTCCTCATCTAATAAGTGAGGTAATATATAATCGTAATCGTTAAACTTTTTACTATCTTCTAGTAAACAGAGAGGTGTTTCGTGACTTACTTTCATTTCTATAACTTTTTAATTTATACTTAATATACGAATAGACCGGCAATAATCCAACCCCACTTAAAAGAAAAGTAAAAATATTTGGATGCCAATGATCACCACAAATTCCTAGAATATGTCTTAATACTTCTATCATAATTTTATTTTTTAATTTGATAATGGTGCTTTAATTGCTGGATGTGATTGGTAGTTTTCTAAAGTGAAATCAGATGGTTTATAACATTCCCAATCATCTTTCATACATAAATAATTAGGTAACTCATTTAGTTTAGGCAACTTCATAGGTTCTCTAGTTAGTTGTTCTTTAGCCTGTTCAATATGATTTGAATACAAATGAACATCACCTAAATTACCAATCAATTCATCAGGAATCATATTAACTTCTTTAGCAATGATTTCCAATAACAATCCATAAGATGCAATATTGAATGGTAAACCTAAGAATGTATCTACACTTCTTTGATTCCACATTAAAGAGATTGCTCGTTTAGGGTAATTTAGATTATCTAACTCCATTGCAGACAAACATTTTTCATTACTTACATTGTAAAAATAATGTTCCCATCTCTCTTTCCAACTCAACTCTCTTGTATAAACTTGAAATCCATAATGACAAGGAGGAAGAACCATTTCATCTAAATAATTTACATTCCAAGCAGATACCATTAATCTTCTACTATCTGGATTTGTTTTTAAATTATGGATAAGCTCACCTATTTGGTCTATACCATCCCATTTTCTCCATTGTGCTCCGTAGATAGGGCCCAACTCACCCCATTCATCTGCAAACTCATCATCGTTTTTGATTCTTTCGATAAATTGAGATTCTGTTAGGGTATAAATATCAGTCGTACCTTTAGTTAGTTCTGCTAGCTTGGTTTGGTTTGTATCAAACCTTTTATAAGCATCACCATTCCAAATGTTACATCCATTGTCTACCAAATACTTAATGTTTGTATCACCTCTTAGAAACCACAATAACTCGGTTACCATAGTTTTAAATGCAAGTTTCTTAGTTGTAAGAGCAGGAAACCCTTCTTGCATATTGTGTCTAATTGTATATCCAAAAACTGAAACAGTTCCTCCATTTCTGGTTTGTTTTTTAACACCGTTTGTTAAAATATCCTCTAATAGATTAATGTATTGGGGGTCTAAATTATTCATATCCAATATTTATTTTTAATATTTATTTTTATAGTATAAATATACAAAACTTTTTTTAATTTTCCAAATCTAATCCCACCATTTTGCCATGTTATCTCTCATTATTTTAAATAAGAGGTCGTTCGCTCTTTTCTCATTGATATGACCAATGTTCATTGCAATTCTTTGTTTATCTTCAGGTCCCTTTAATCTAAATGGACCTTCTCCATTAAGAACTCTTTTATAGATTAGTGGATATTTTGCAAAATACTCATCGTAGTTTTCTGATATCTCTCTAGATTCCCAAGTTGAATATCCTTCTTTATCTTCACATGGTTCGAACCAGTGTTTAGTTTTATGGTAATCTGTATATTCTAAACTATAAAACTCATCATCAACTTTATCAATAAGTCTAACGCATGTCATCATTACCTCAGCATCTCGCTTTGCAGTTACATGACGATCCATTCTACCAATATAATCTGATTGTGCTTTTAGTTTATGTTCTAAGATTGTATAAATATAACGATAATCCCAATTCCGGTCCTTCCAAATTACAGGCAACCAATAGATGATATTTTTAACACCGATTTTAAAGTCTCCCCATATGTATTGGTACTTAAATTCCCAATTCAAGGAAATACTATCGGTTATCTTTTTATACCAAGGCTTGGACTCTCGCTCCTCAGTCCATTGTTCAAATATGTCTTTTTCTGGTTCCATTACTGTATAAGTTCATCTAAATTAATACCATACTCACTTGCAATTGAATAAAACTCATCTTGCATTAGTTCCCATTGATGAAATTCTGCTTCTGATAAATCCTCACCATATTTTAGTTTACTTCGTATTTTTTATTTTTTACCGTATTTTATTTCACAATGACGATACAACTGTAATAATGTTCCTCCAAATTCAAGAATCTCATTATCATAATCTTCTTTAGTCATTCTAAATTCTTTAGGAAATTGTTTTCTGAGGGTTGCTAATTTCCCAGCTTCATCTTTTTCAAAATCCTCATATAAACGTCTGCGACGTTGTTTATCAACCCTAGTTTGTTCTATCCAATGCTGATCATCAATACACTCATTTATTTTTTCATTCATTTCGATTTCAGTGTATAATGCTTGCCAGTAATAATGAGAAAATTCTAAGTCTCCATTTTTGATTTTATCTAAAAGAGAGGATTTATTATCTAATGGTCTTTTCTTTTGATCAAAACGACGCCACCACATAAATCTATTATAATTTAAGGGGCGAAGTTTAGAAATTTCTTTGAGAATAAGCTCCTCATTTTTCACATTGAAGATTGCTTGTCTCATTAACTAAAGGCTTTATAGTTCTTATTAACCCATGTTGTTAAAATTTCTTGATTTGTGGAATCTAACTCCATAAACCAACTAAAGAAGGTCAATGTTCCTTTACGCTCATACATTGAGTGAAACTTAGATTGAAGGTGGTTTGCCATTCCTTCTCCCCATATTTGAGAAATAAAATTACTAGGGTAATTGTGTCCGAAATACATAAAATTTCGGGTTGCTTCTTGATTTGTCATAACTCTTATTTTTTATTATACCATGAATATACGAACTCCCTTTGGGGGAGCCAAATCTATAATGGATTTCCCATCATTGTTTTAGTGTGTTTTTCACCACCAATATAACGTTGATAGGTTCCATCATCATTCATTTCAATTGATTTACCTTTCATTACTCGTTCAATAGTTTCTTTATCTGTAACGATAGGAACTCCTTTTGACGATAAAATATCTTTTAACTTACCGGAAACCTCAATATAGTGGCCTGGTTCCTTTAACATTAAAGCTGTAATATTTACTGCTGCTGATTTAGCAGGTTGAGATCCATCGTGGCCCATTGCTGCTGATTTAGTACCTGATGATTTCATCTTAGATACTTTAACAGCATCTAAATCATCATCATCGTCTAAATCTATAACCATATAGTCAGCATCTCCTTCATCTCCAAATACATCTGATGGTGATTGATAGTTTGGGTTACCACCTATAGGGGAGTATGCGTTATCAATCAGGTTAAATATTTCATCAGCAAATTCTTTTTTTTCATCATCATTAAGATAAGCCCACTCATTTTTTGCTATGCTTAATTCGTTTTCCTTTAATAAACGACCTTCAGCTAAGTATTTTTTTAAATCGAAATTATCCATTTTTGTATTTATTATATATATCGATAAATATGTCGAGGGGGGTTCTATGTCCGTGTTCCCCCTCTTCAATTACAAATCGTTTATCATCTCCTAATATTGTTTTAGTAAGTTCAGGATCGATAACCCCATCATTTTTACCTAATAACACAATTTGACGTTCATGAAATGAAGTATCAAAACTTAAAATAAAGGTATCCAAATCAGGTTCAAAACTACGACTATGGAGTGCGGGATTAAGTAAAATAGCAGGTAAGTTAAATGCTTTAGCAAATTCATGAGCAACATACCCACCCATACTACTACCAATAATTAGGTCTGGTTTGAAATTCATTATAATGTTATGAATTTTACCATGTAAATTTTCCTCACGATAATCTATAGCAGGAGCATAAATACAAGCTTGACCTGCTAGAAAACCAACTTTTTCTCCGCCTTGTTTACTTTCAAGGCCATGTAAATATAAAACCTTTTTCATTATCCTACCTCTATTTCGTATTGACGTTTTTCATGATCATGTTCTGAATAAACATTCAGATTTAAATAATCACCTTTTTCGCTATAATCAATATAACTGAAATTATTTTTTTCAGTTGGATCATAAGCAACAATAAAATTATATTCATCTTTGGTAACATACTCTTTGGTATTTACCAACATTTCAAAATGATTGTACTCTTGTTGAGCTTCGTATAAATCGTAATCTGTCATAACCTTTATTTTTTAAATTTTTAATAATTAACTCAGCTTCGCGCCTCATTTACCCCGTAAATATACGAAAGGGGATTGGCTTCTCCAAGTCCTTGTGAGGAAGTCTTTAAGGAATTTTAGGCATAAACCTTATCAAAATGTCTGGAAGTCCAACCGTATTTTTCAATACTATCTGTATAAAACTCATCATCACCATACATGAAATGAGCATCGGCTTGATCTAACCACCTTAATGCTGTTCTTTTATCAGCACCTAATGACATTACATCAGTAATGGCTTTATTTTCCATAGCTTTTTCTTCAGCTATTTCTTTTTCATTTTGCTCACACAAATCATTAACAAAATCCTCTAATTCTTGATTAGACCACTCAGAGAAATTATAACCACGAGGACGGATACCATACACATCTTTGTATAGATCTGAAACCCACATCATTATATCATTTCTTTCTTCTTGATTTTTAATACTAATTTTACTCATAACCTTTATTTTTTATTGGGCTCGCACCTCATTTACCGTGTAAATATACGAACAATCTTTGGCTTCTCCAAGTCCTTGCGCGGAAGTCTTCAATATGTTTTTTGGTTATCATCTTTTAATTTTTGTAACCTTTTATAATAATTAAGACGAATGTTTTCTTCAGTATCTAAAACTCCATCTTTATTAAGATCAAATTTTTTTTCTAATTCATTTAATACTTTATTCCTTCTCCAAGAAGAAACATCTGGGGATTTTGCTATATTTGTTTTTTCAATTAGATTTTTTAATTCATCATCTTCTTCAACAACTTCATCTTCTAAACCGTCATTTAATGTTGAATCCCAATCATTATCTTCTTCATTCCATTCTTCTTCTGGGTTATTTTCTTCTTCAACTACTACTTTTTCTCCATAAATATTTTCTTTGTATTTCTTGCTTAATTGGGAAAAGGCAAAATTAGCTGCTATTACTAAAGCAATTGCGAGGGGGTCAAATACAAATATAATAGTTAGTAAGAGATAATTAATAATTTTATCCATAGGCATACCCGTTAATCCTGATAGATATTTTAATGGGCCTAATTCTCCTGCTATATTATTATTAATTGATACTTCTACTATTTCAGTTTCGTATTCAAACAGTTTAGTATTTAAACCATCTACTTTATTATTAATTATAGTTTGTCTATCTATTGCTTGATCTAATTGTTTTTCTAATGCTCTTCTTGTTGAAGAGGAAGTTGTAGTTATTAATACACCTTCGGCGTTAGTATACTGTATAACGTTGTTAGCTAAACCGGAACGTAAATCAGCCACGGCTTTGTTAATACTTTCCTTCTCGCCAGTGTATACGCTAAGTTGTTCTTTAGTATTATCTCTTCTAGTTTCAATTAAGGATATTTGGGAATCAATACTTCCAGCTTTAGCTGCAGTTTCTTGATAAGCCGAAGAAAGGAAACCATAAATACCCATACTAGTAATTAACACTAAAACAACAGTAGCTGAAGTTAGGTAAATTTTTAATCCTAAAGGTAAGGTTTTACGATATTGATAAAGTAACGATGCAATTACTAATTTTGCTACTTCTAAAGATGCTGCCATAATAATAACAGCAAATGTTGCCCCCGCAAATAATTTACTAAGACCACTTACAGAATAAAAGGCAGCAGAAGCACTAACAGATAATGCTGATAGTGCTATAATAAAGGGGAATATTCTTTCTTGTATTTTTTTTAACATTTTATTTATTTTTTTCAGTGGCATATTTAACACCCATAATAGTACCAATAATACTAAATGAGTTAGTTAATAAGATGCCAAATAAATTTGACCATGTAGATTCAATTATTTTAGCATCTATGCCCTGTGATAATACATATAGATACAAACAAGAAGTTAGGATTCCAACCCCTCCTATAATCCAAAGTGCTGTTTTTACTATAAGACCTATTAATTCAAATTGAGTACGTTTTTGGAGAGTATCTAAATCCTCCACAGCCGCGTCTCTAAGCTTTTCTGCTTCTGCTCTTAACTTTTGGGCTTCTTTTTCAGCTAAAATTGCTTCTTCTGCTGATTTACTAGCTTCATCTAAAGCCTTTGATAGTTGTTTATTTATTCTATTGTTTTCTTTAGCAGCAGCTTCAAGTTCTTTATTTTGTAATTGTACTTGTTTTGTAACTGTTAATCGTTTTTTTCTAGTAGTTATATCCTTTTCTTTACATAATGCAAGGTAGTCCTCAAATTCCTTATCACCTTTTGGGGCTTTAAGAATTTTAAGGAAATTACCTTCTACATAGATTTTTTTCTTTTTTGCAACCTCTAGTAGAACATTTCTAGTATGTTCTGTTATTTCAACCATTATCTATATACCTTAAATGGGGCACTTTTTGATTTATAAACATCATAATCTTCCATAAATTCCTCTAAACGAGGTTCTATATCATCTGATTTTATAATCCAGAATTGGGCTCCTACTTTTTTAGCTTTTTCAATTTCTTCTTCATCTTCTGAAGACGATATAATTCCTATTACTACTCCATCTCCATATTCGTAGTTAATTTTTCTAATCATTTCGATCCCGTCATAAGAGGATCCTATAATATTTAAATCTACAAACACACATTCAGGGCGTTCTTTATTTGGGTCGTCTGGGAACCATGCTTTGAATTTAGCATCAGCTTCATCGGAGCTATCTAAAGCTTCGAATGATAAAGCCATATCCAAAATTGAACATGCGTCTTCAAACACTAGATGAAATAAATTTTCATCATCTATCAACATTAATGTATTAATCATATCTTTATTCTCATTTTAGTTCCACTTTCAATTTCAACTGTGTCGGGGTCATCTTCTATTTCTTCAATTGAGAGTTCAAAACCATGCTCTTTTAGTATAGCTTTACAAATATTTAACCCGAGACCCGTTCCTTTCTCTTTTTGACCTTCTTTACGAACATATGGTTTAGATAACTCATCAAATTCACTCTGAGTCATACCCCTACCATTATCTTCGATAATAATGAAGCTCCCTTTATTATAATTACCTTCAAAATATATTTTAACCCATTTTGTTGGTGAATCATTATACTTTAATCCATTTCTAATTAAGTTATCAATTGCAGTACAAAAAAGTGGTTCGTTTACTTCTAATGATACAGGTAAATTATCATTTAAAAGAACCTGATTTTTATATGCAGTAAGTGATAAATATTCATCTAAGATTTGTTTAATGTTATTTGGTGTTTTCGACATCTGAGCATTTTCTTTTACTAAATTAGTAAATTCATATACACCTGAGTATACTTTTCTAGCATGATGTAATCCATCTTCTACTAATTTTAAAGGAGAGGTAATTTTAAGTTCTTTAATTTGTTCTTCTGTTAATCTTCTTTTTAAAGATTTAATACCTCTAGGAATGTAAGTATTAATCCCAGAATGCATATCATGTCTAATAATTTTTGCAGCGTGTTCTAAGTATATGTTCTTCTTACTTAAATCATCTTTAATTTGTTGTTTGTTCTGAATAAACTCACTTACCACTTTAAAGAATGGTGGCATAAAAAATACAACACACCCCCAACCAAATTTAGCTAATTCTAAAGAGGGTTCACATAACCCAAATACAATACAGGTTTGTACTGAAAAGAAGGTTAACATAATAATGCCTGCAATTGCTAAGGAAATTTTAGCATTAAGTGATATGCCATCTAAAGCACTCATTTTTTATAATTCGGATTTTTTAAATCCGCATTTACCAAAGAACCATTTAGAAGGACAAAAACCTGTCCATACTCCAACGTTCAACATGAATGTTACAAAAATCACTACACTCCAAGATTGTATAAAATATCCTGTAAGTAATACAAGTGACATTAAAAGATACACCATACGTGTATCAGTAATACTATTTAATAATTGTTTCATATTCTATCGCCTTTATGTTTATCGATTTTATCTAAAATAATGTTTAATAACTCATTTTTGATAAAACCTGCCATTGAAGCATTCTTAAGAGCTGACATAAGTTGAAATACAATAAATGGGGTGATAACTGTTTCACTTAACCAACTAGTACCAGCAAAACCTTTTTCAATCATTAATATAGCTGTAAGGATTATCTCCCAGGTTGCTAATGATTTTAATACTTTAAGAGCTTTATATGTTTTAAATCCTTCCCTTTTGATACCGGCTATCACACCAAAGAATCCATCTAATAAAAGCACAGCAGCAACTGCTAAATACTGTTCTGCATTGTCCATTGTTAATTCCATAAAATAGGAACAAATAAATCCTATTGATGCGGCCCCAGCTACTGTTACTTTCATGTATGTCGATTTGATCATCTTTAGTGTAGGGTTATAGTTTGTATAAAAGCAACTTTAATACGAATCCATAATCTTTGTTTCCAAGATAATGATTTAAATTCTTCTGTTTTATAAATATCTTCTAACTCTTCCATTATAAACTTACTAGCATGTCCATTAATTCCTGTTGTGGGAACATATCTGTTTTATCTTTTCTTGTATTTGTATGAGTCCAAAGACCTTTTACTTTCCCATAATATGCATCTTCATTCCATTCAAAAGCTTTAACACCTTTTTCTTTAATTAAAGATGGTAAACCTGCTCTTACATCAATATTATCTCTTTCAGCTATAAAAAGAATCCATTTGTGCAATGCTTCAATTTGAGCATCTGAGTAACGATGCCATGTTTTATATCCTCTAAATGGTTTATCTAATTCTACAATTTGTGATTCATGGGCTGTAGTACCTGCGTATGTTTTACCATCTTTAATATAACCAAAATTGTTTACTTCTATACCTACAGAATGGGTATGCATATGTTGGGATCCATTTTTACCTAAATGCCAACCATAACTCCCTTCAGGAAATGCTTGTACCATTTTTCCATCATACTTATTATCATTTCCTTTAATTGAAGGACCACCTAATACAAATTCAGTTGCTACTGCACCTCTTGAATCTCTACCCCAGTGGTCAATAGTTCTAAAGGGATTGTGCCACCCTGCTGTGTGGTGTAAGAAAACATATTCTTTATTTGTTGGACCTACTTTATACTCACCTAATGGTAAAAAGTGTCTTTCAATTATTAAACCGTTTTCTGTAGTGTAGATTTGTTCTGAGGAATCGGTTGTTGCTAATCCCATAACATCCCATGTGTTAGGACCTACTACCCCATCTACTAGGAGATGGTTTAATCGTTGCCAATTTTCAACTGAGGTTTTAGTTCCTTTACCAAAGATGCCATCAGCACCAATTTCTAGAAACTCTTGTAATTCTTTTACTTCTTTACCTCGTGAACCAATTTTTAATAACATGATTTTTATTTTTCTTTTTTATCAAATATTTTGGTAAGACCATCTATACCAAATGAACCCAAAGTAATAATTACAAATGAGTTATAAATAAATTCTTGAACTGGGAGGTCTTTTCCTAAAAATCCTGTTACAATATCTGCTGTTGCAAATAATGCCATAACAGCAAAGGATGCAAACCCAACAACATTTTTTTCGTTGATTGAGTTATCATCTTTAAAAATATCTTTAAATGCCATAATTTTATTCTTAATATATTTTACCATAAGAGAACTATTTAATAAAACGTTTGATTATACATATAAAAAAGGAGGTGCTACTGCACCTCCTCTTAAAGAATATTGCATGTTAGGGTTAAATTACTTCATAAGTTTTTTTACCCAATTTTTAGCTAAATCCCAATTTCTAGTAGCAAATACACCAAATGCAAACCCGGCATATATTTTGTACCCAAAAGACCATAAGATTAAACCTGCGATTAATCCTAATACTCCTTCGATTCCATTAGCTACAATCCAATCTTTAACAATTGTAAAGATTTTTTTAATAAATTCTAATACTTTTTTCATAATTATTTTAATTTTTGTGTTTATACGTATTAATAGAATGAGGGGGTAGCGAATCCCCCTCATCCAAGCCGAGAACTATCCCGGTCCTAAGTGTGGTATTCAAACCACAATTTCATATATATTTATATACTAGCCATCACAACTTAAGCAATCTTCACTAGTTCTAGAACCTAAATCACCTTTAATTACTGAATCTGTTCTTAGATAGTAAAGTGTTTTAATACCTAGTTGCCATGCGGTCATATGGACTTGATTAATCCACCTTGGTGAATCTGTAGGGTCAAAGGCAACATTTAATGATTGTGTTTGATCAATATACTTTTGTCTTACTGCGGCTTGCTGAACTAATGCTAATTGGTTGATTTCAGGAAATGTTAAAAATATTTCTTTCTCATCATCCGTTAAAATATCATGAGACAAGTTAGCTACTGATCCATTATCTGCTAAAATTTGATCCCAAATCTTATTTTGATTTTGTCCCTTTTCAATGAGTAATTTTTCTAATTCTGGGTTTCTAACAATAAATGTCCCTTTAGCACCATTAAAAACATAAACATTTGCTGGTTGTGGTTCAATACCTGCTGAACAACTGTTGATACGAGAATTTGAAACTGTAGGAGCGATAGCCATTACGTGGGTATTTCTCATTCCTGTTCCTTTACACCATAAAGGTTCACCATATTCAACAGCCATTTGGCGAGAAGCAGCTTCTGCTTTTTGTCTAATATCACTGAAAATTGTATGGGTCCAAGCTGTTGATGCTAGTGAATTAAATGGTAATCCTTTTTGTTGGAGGAATGTATGCCATCCCATCACACCTAAACCTAGGGCTCTACCTTTTTTAGCATGTCTGTGAGAGCGAACCATTGAATCTTTACCATTAGTTTTCTGGATGAATTCCTCCATTACCCCATCTAGGAAATAAGTAGCCATTTCAACTACATCTGTATTTTTCCACTCATCATACTTAGCTAAGTTTAATGAGGATAAACAACAAATAAACGAATGTTCCTCATCTGTATGTAAAGTGATTTCAGAACAAATATTAGTCATACTAACATTTAAATTATTCATTCTATATGCTAGAGGATTATCTTTATTAACGTTATCCTTAAACATTATATATGGTTCCCCGGTTTCTACACGTGATTTAAGTATTTCAAGCCATGTTGACATAGCTGCGCTGTCACGATCTTGTAGGCGCTTCATAAACGCATCATCAACAACAACACATTGGTGTAAATTTAAACATTGTCTATTAGGATCACCTTTAGGTCTACGAATTTGTAAAAATTCCTTAATGTCCTTATGGTTGATATCTAGATTTACAGATGCTGCTCCTCTACGAACTGAACCTTGGTTAGTTGCTACAATAGTCGAATCATAAATTTTAGCCCAAGGAACTATTCCTTCACTCTGTCCGTTTCCTGTAATACTTGATCCTCTTCCTCTAATTCGGCTAAGGGAAATTCCCACGCCTCCCCCATAGGAAGTAAGTCGCATAAGCTCTGCGTTAGTGAGTCCAATACCACGTATCGAATCCGGAGTATCAATACCAAAACAACTAATAGGCAAACCCCTATCAGTACCTGTATTACTGAGAACAGGGCTAGCGAGACCAATCCATCCATTCCAAATATATTTAAAAAATTTATTTGCTAAGTCCGGACGATTTAATCTATCGGCCACAGCATTAGCGACACGTTTATACGCTTTTCGGGGAGTTTCCCCTGGTATTAAGTAACCCTTTGAAATTGTTGATAATGCTACATCATCAAAAAATTCAGGGTAATCTTTACCTCTCTCCCATTGAGTGTAATCTATTGTCATTGTATTATTTATTTTTTTTATCTTTATATTCTATTTTATTACTTTTTTTTCTATTTTCG